ATCTGGTGCGATCACAATCACTTTGTCGATCACAACTGCTTACCAAGCAGGCACTGATTCTGACAAAGCAACTCTTTCATTGGCGACTCGCGGTGTAGCTAACATTCTGTTCCTTAGCGGCACCGTTTGCGTTGTAACCGGTAACGTGTCATGAGTGGCATTGCCCTTTCTTTTCTTGCTGGCGGTGCTGGTGGCATCGCTTATTGGATTGCCACGTTAAGTGGTGCAGTTGCTGAACAAGGAAATGCTATTGCTCTTGATAGCGTGGGTAATGTTTATGTAGCTGGGCAAACAACAACCAGCGGTGCTGGCGGCGATGATTTTCTGTTGGTCAAATACAGTCCAACTGGTGTTATTCAATGGCAAAAAATATTGGGCGGCGCTAGTACTGACAGGGCGTACGGGGTGGCGATTGATAGTTCCGACAACATTTATGTTGCGGGTGATTACGCCAGTAACGTGTCGGGCGACTACGATTGCTTATTAGCCAAATACGATACTTCTGGAAATATTCAATGGCAGAGAGCATTAGGTGGTGTGCCCGAAGATCATTGGTATGCGGTAGATGTAGACAGTTCTGGCAATGTGATTGTGTGCGGTCGTACATTCAATCTCTCTGATTTTGGCATACAGATTGCCAAATACAACAGTTCTGGAACTCTTCAATGGCAGCGAAAATTAGATGGCGGGGCTAACGAACAGGGGCGGGCCGTCGCCGTAGATAGTTCAGACAACATCTACATAGCTGGGTACGGTAATAGTTCAGGGGCTGGTGGTGTTGATGTCATTATTTCTAAATACAATACTTCTGGCGCCATTCAATGGCAACGGACTTTGGGCGGCGCTAATTCTGATGTTGGATACGGCGTAGCTGTTGACACTTCTGGTAACGTATACGTTACTGGTTATGCCCAGCCTGTTTCTGATAACGAAATTATTTTGACTAAGTACAACACTTCAGGAACTATTCAGTGGCAACAGACTTTAGGCGCAACCGCGGGGGGTGATGACCGAGGGTGGGCTGTAGCTGTTGACGCTTCTGGTAACGCATACGTTACAGGGCAGACCAATGCTGCTGGCGCAGGTAGTGATGATTGCGTTATTGCCAAATACAACACTTCTGGGGTTATTCAGTGGCAGAGAACTTTAGGGACTACCGCCGCTAATTATGGTCAAGGTATAACTGTAGATGCGTTAGGTTCTATTTACATCGCAGGATACTCTTCCGCATCCGGCGGCAATGATGTTTTTATTGCAAAGTTGCCTACCGATGGGTCATTAACAGGAACTTACTCGCCTTGGGTTTACCAAGCAAGTGCTTTGACTGACGCGACATCAGGGCTTACATCTGCAACATCAACTCTGACTTCCAGCGCCTCATCACTTACTGATTCCACGCCAACATTGACATCAGCAACATCCACACTCACATCGACTGTGATCACACTATGACCGCATACATCAAACTTTCAACGCTTGAGTATCCCCGTCACGACGGTGATATTGCGCTCGATTCCGCAGGCATGAATGATTACGCCCGCGTGGAGTGGGTTGACCGTCCTATCTTTGACATTGCAACTCAACGATGCGGCGAAGGCGCGCCATCACAAATTGGCGGGGTTTGGAGTATGACTTGGGTGGTGCGTGATGCCACGGCTGAAGAAATCGCAAAAGCAAATACACCGTTTGACCCATTTGAAAGATCATAATCATGGCAGTCACACTTAGCCCATCACCCAAGATGCAGTTTTTTACTGCTGCGGGTGTGCCCCTTGTCGGCGGCAAGCTGTACACCTACGCCAGCGGCACAACAGTGCCCTTGGCAACATATACCGACAGCACAGGCAACACCGCCAACGCTAACCCAATCATTTTGGACTCGCGTGGTGAAGCAAGTGTGTGGTTTGGCCCGTCTCGTTACACCTTGGTGCTCAAGGACTCACTGGACAACCTGATCTGGACCGCCGATGGTGTCAACACGATCCAAGGTGCTCAAAGTTCAGCCACTGTTGCGACAGAAGGACAAACCCTGTTCACCGTGCCGACTTACGGCCTTGGTGGGTATTTAATGATAATTGTCGATGGACTCGTGCAAGAGTACAACGTAGACTATACTGAGACCAGCACAACGAGTATCACGTTTGCAACCGGCCTTACGGCAGGTCAGCGCGTTATTACTCGAATGCTGTAATCAACAACCTTACCGGTGAGGTTCACCGGGGAATCCAAGGATTCAATAAATGACTGAAGAAGTCCAAGCCCTAGCGGAAGTAGACTCCGCGCCAGCACAGGAAGCAACGGCTGCCCCTGAAGTTGTAGAAAATTCGCCGGAAGTAACTGATACACAGCCTGCCAAGACATTCTCGCAAGAGGAACTTGATGCTGCTATTGGTAAGCGCCTCGCAAGAGAACAGCGCAAATGGGAACGCGAACAAGCCAATCGACAAGCAGAAATGCAAGTCAAGGTTGCTCCAAAGGAAATCCCGTCGATTGACAATTTCGAGACCCCTGACGCCTATGCTGAAGCACTGGCGTATCGTAAGGCTGAAGAATTGTTGGCTCAACGTGAGGCCCAGAAGCAACAGGCTCAGATTGTTGAAGCATATGGTGAAGCTGAGGAAAAGGCTCGGGACAAGTACGATGACTTTGAAGAAGTGGTCTACAACCCCAAGTTACGAATCACAAACTCCATGGCTGAAGCAATTCAATCTTCTGACGCCGGTCCTGATCTAGCCTATTGGCTGGGTTCGAACCCGAAGGAAGCTGAACGCATTGCTAATTTGTCGCCGCTCATGCAAGCGAAAGAGATTGGTCGGATCGAGGCAAAATTGTCAGATAATCCACCGGTCAAAAAGACAACCTCTGCGCCAACACCTATTAGTCCGGTGACTGCGCGGTCTTCGGGAAGCCCGAGCCATGACACGACTGATCCTCGATCGGTCAAAACCATGTCTACCTCGGAATGGATCGAAGCCGAGCGCAATCGTCAGATTCGTAAGTTGGAAGCGCAACGCCTTCGCTAACTTTTTAAAGGACTTCAAATGTCAAACAGCATCTTAACGATCGACATGATCACCCGCAAGAGTCTCGAGATTCTCGAGAACAACCTTGTGCTCACGCGTAACGTGAACCGCCAGTACGACGACAGCTTCGCTGTTGAAGGTGCAAAGATCGGTTCCACATTGCGTATCCGCTTGCCCGACCGCGCTTTGGTCACTGACGGTGCAGCCTTGCAAGTGCAAGACGACAACGAACAGTACACCACATTGTCTGTGGCTAACCAAAAGCACATCGGTGTCAACTTCACATCCGCTGAATTGACCATGCAATTGGACGACTTCGCAGAGCGCGTTTTGAAGCCTCGTATCAGCCAATTGGCATCGAGCATCGACGCTGACGTTGCGAACGCATACAAAACCATCGGTAACTCTGTTGGTACACCCGGCACTACTCCTGCTACTTCTTTGGTCTTGTTGCAAGCCCAACAAAAGTTGAACGAGAACGCTGCTGTGATGTCTCCACGTTACGCTACCGTGAACCCTGCTGCTAACGCTGGCTTGGTTGAAGGCATGAAAGGTCTGTTCAACCCAACAGACACTATCAGCAAGCAATTCAAGAACGGCATGATGGGCACTGGCGTGTTGGGCTTTGAAGAGATCAACATGTCTCAGTCAATCAAGCAACACACCACCGGTACTCGCGCTGCTACAGGCACTGTGACTGCTGCTGCTGTGACTTCTGAAGGCGCAAGCACATTGACGCTGACTGTTGGCTCTGGTGAAACAATCGCTGTTGGTGACGTGTTCACTATCGCTGATTGCTACGCTGTGAACCCACAAACTCGTGAGTCCACTGGTTCATTGTTCCAGTTCGTGGCCTTGTCTTCATCGACAACCACTACAACTGCTACCGTGACTGTTGCTCCAATGTACTCAGCCACCAACGCTTTGGCTACCGTGTACACATTGCCTGCTACTAACAAAGCTGTGACCTTCTTGGGTGCCGCTTCTAGCCAGTACGCTCAAAACTTGGTGTACCACAAAGATGCGATCACATTTGCGACCGCTGACTTGTTGTTGCCACAAGGTGTTGACATGGCCGCTCGCGCTGTGCATAACGGTATCTCTTTGCGTATTATTCGCCAATATGACATCAACAACGACCGTATGCCTTGCCGTATCGACGTGTTGTATGGCTACAGCACAATCCGTCCTCAAATGGGCGTTCGCCTCTGGGGCTAATCTGAATGGGGCTTCGGCCCCTTCTTTTGCAAAATCTTTTTAAAGGAAATTTATCATGGCACTCCCTAACGGCGCAGGCGGTTACCAACTCGGTGACGGCAACCTGAACGAATTGACCATCGGCTACACAGCCGCCCCTCAAACTGCTACTTCGACAGCTACTTTGACTGCTGCTCAAGTAACCGGCGGTTTTTTGGTCGCTAACCCCAGCACTTCTGCTGCAACCTACACTTTGCCTACCGCCGCTGCTATCGACGCAGTTGTGACTAGCGCCAAAGTTGGTAGCACTTTCACGCTGAACATCGTCAACACCGGATTGTTGAGCGGCAGCAGCTTGAGTGTCTGCTGCGCTTGATGCGGCATCCGAACCCATTTTTGCGCCTACTACTGTGGCTGCCGCAACGGCTGTAAATCCCCATGTCATAATT